CATTTACTTCGACACAGAGCAAGCAGTCACCACAGACATGTTTGAGTCAAGAGGAATTGATACAAATAGAATTGCAGTGGTTCCTGTGGCAACTATTGAAGACTTCAAGACTCAGGCACTCAAGATCGTTAATGATGTACTTGAGACCCCAGAAGATGAGCGCAAGCCAATGTTTATGGTTCTTGACTCTTTGGGCATGTTGTCAACCGAAAAAGAGATGAATGACTCTGCTGAAGGAAAGAATGTCAGAGACATGACTAAAGCCCAGCAGACAAAAGCGACTTTCCGTGTACTGACACTGAAGCTTGGTAAGGCTAACATTCCAATGCTTCTGACTAATCACACATATCAGGTCATCGGTGCTTATGTGCCAACAAAGGAGCTGGGTGGTGGTATTGGTCTGAAGTATGCTGCAAGCACTATTCTTACTCTTTCAAAGTCAAAGGACAAAGGAGAAGAGGGTGTAGTAGGCAACTTTATAAAGTGCACAAACTACAAGAATCGATTTGTAAAAGAAAATACACAAGTAGAAACACGTCTTAATTACACGACTGGATTGAGTAGATATTACGGTCTGACGGATCTTGCAATCAAGTATGGTGTGTTTAAAAAAGTATCTACACGAATTGAGTTGCCCGATGGTTCCAAAGTATTTGAAAAAAATATAGACGATGAACCGGAAAAGTATTACACGAAGGATGTTCTAGATAAGTTAGATGCGAATATCCAAAAGGATTTCAAATATGGACAGCAAGATTAAATACGAATTTTTGGAAGATCCCATTTCAGATGTAACTCAAACTTGCCCAATAAAAATTAAAACAGGACCATATCAAGATATTGTTTTTAAGTTTGGAAAAATCAGTTTAGAGGAAAATGGCGAGGATTTGAGTGTGACTATGGAAATCGATATTCTAGAAGCTCCAGAAGACTTTAACAAAGAAGAGCAGCACTTTACCAATACTGTTGGGGAAATTTTTACAAATATCGTTGAGAGCGGTATTGAAGCAAAAACATTGGACCCAATTGATTTAGAAGATGATGTTCATCAAGACTGATGCTGGACACGGATTAATATAAGAGTATAATAAAAACATGGAATCAGTAATCTTGAAAAACCTCGTCTTGAACGAGGATTACTCAAGGAAGGTTGTCCCCTTCCTACAAGAAGCATATTTTCAAGACAAGTCCGAACGGACTGTCTTCAACATAGTTTCAAAGTTTATTCTCAAATATAACAATCTTCCCACTAAAGATGCAATTCTCGTATCTTTGGAGAATGAGACTTCTCTCGGAGAGGTAGAATTCAAGAAGTGTGTATCCATTTCGGATGACATGTTCAAGGAAGGTGAAAAGTCGGATACACAATGGATGGTAGAACAGACTGAAAAGTTCTGCAAAGAAAAGGCCATATACAATGGTATCATGGAATCCATTGGAATCATTGAGGGCAAGGACAAAGAGAAGACTCAAAATGCAATTCCCGAAATCATGTCAAAGGCTTTGTCTGTCTCCTTTGACACCCGAGTTGGCCACGATTTTCTTGAAGATGTCGATGAGCGATATGAATATTATCATCGCGTAGAGGAAAAGATTGGATTTGATCTTGAGATGTTCAACAAGATTACACGCGGTGGAACTAGAAAGAAGACTTTGAATGTAGTCATGGCTGCTTCAGGTGTAGGCAAAAGTGCATTTCTTTGCCATCATGCAGCTTCTTGCCTTTCTCAAAATTTGAACGTGCTTTATATCACTCTTGAGATGGCAGAAGAAGAAATTGCAAAAAGAATTGATGCCAATCTTCTTGACACTGATATGCATATTCTTGAGCAAATGCCTTTGACGCAGTATGAAAGCAAGGTTGACAATCTAAAAAAGACTTGCCACGGAAAGCTCATTATCAAGGAGTATCCCACCGCAGCAGCAAACGTTACTCACTTCCGTAATCTCATGGAAGAGCTGAAGATCAAGAAGAAGTTTGCTCCTGATGTAATCTTCGTGGATTATCTAAACATCTGCTCATGTGCCCGATTTAAGCTTGGCAATGGTATGAATAGCTATACCTATGTCAAGGGCATTGCAGAAGAGCTCCGTGGTCTTGCCAAGCAGTTTAACGTGCCTCTGTGGACAGCCACTCAGGTTAATCGTGAAGGTGCAAAGAGCAGCGACATGGAGATGACAGATACTTCGGAAAGCTTTGGCTTGCCTCAGACCGCAGACTTCTTCTTTGCGCTCATTGAGAATGATGAGCTGGCTGAAGCAGGTCAGCTTATGGTCAAGCAGCTAAAGAACCGTGGTAACGATCTTACAAAGAATAGAAAGTTTTTGATTGGTGTCAACAAATCTAAGATGAAATTTTATGATGTTGACAATACAAACAACAATCTTGTCAATTCAAATAACACCGAAGAGGAAGCCTACGGATCTGGTTTTGATGGTCAGGCATTCAATCCAAAGTTTGGAAAGAAAAAGAACAAGGCCGTAAACTGGACGTTTGAGGAATCTACGTGAGTATATATATTGACAAGAAATATGTGAATCTTGTTTCTGGTTCCCTTGAAAAGTTTAAGTGGAAAAAGGATTCACTAGCCACATGCAGATGTTTTAAGTGTGGCGACTCAAAGAAAAATAAGTCCAAGACAAGGGGATATTTCTTTGAGCATAAAGGAAATTATGTATACAAATGTCACAATTGTGGTTTTACCTGTAATTTATATGGTGTTCTTGAGTCTATTAGCCCATCACTCTGCAAGGAATATGCGTTTGAGGTCTACAAGGATAAAACACCAGAAACAATTAAAGATCATAAGCCTGAAAAAAGACAGCCTGTATTTACGGAATTGGGGATACGGCTTGACCTCCTAAATAATGAACACAAGGCAGTAAAGTATGTTGAATCTAGAGAAATACCGAAAGAAAAATATAGTAATTTTTATTACTGCCCTGATTTCAGCAAAGTCATGTCATCCTTTGACCGTGAAGGCCGGTCAGAGGCCAGACTCGTCATACCTTTTTACAATGAAGAAGGCAGACTCATCGGTGTTCAGGGGCGGTCTTTTGACGATGGGAATCCATCGCTCAGATACATAACGCTAAAGGAAGAAGGTCAAGAAAGACTTTGGTATAACTTAGACAAAGTAGATCCCCATAGCACGGTATATGTGACGGAAGGACCTATTGACTCTATGTTTATTCCAAACGGAATAGCAATGCAGGGAGCTGGTTGGCTTGAAGAGCTACCTGAAAAAATTAGAAAATCAAAAGTAGTTTTTATTTTTGATAATGAACCTAGAAATTTTGAAATTGTTAGTTTGTTGGGAAGATATATTGATGCCGGAAGAAACGTAGTAATCTGGCCTGATGAAATATCCAAGAAAGACATTAATGACATGGTAAAAGTTTACAGCCAAAAGACGGTTTTGAAACTTGTTATCAATAATGTTTATTCTGGACTTAAAGCAAAAATGAAGTATACTTACTGGAAGAAGGTTTAAATGAATAAAGATAATGAAGACATGTCTGAAGAAGACATTTTAAAAGCAAGTGAAGCGTATTTAACATTTGTACAAAGATTTGGTGAATATGTAAAGGAAATGAATCCTGAACTATGGGATCGTGCTAGAGAGTATGCTGCCGATTTTACAAAAGTTTCTGGTGTTACTATTGAACTAGTTGATAATGATGAGGAAGATAATGACAGAGATTCCGAACATAAAAATGGCGCAGACTAAGTATTCTGTCTTGGATCACGGTCACGTTGATCTGATTGATTACATGGGATCGGATCTCAGCGTTGTCAACGCCGCAAGAGTTTCTTTCAACAAGGAAAGCTATTGGGATAGCGATCCAAACTGGACTGGATACCAAGAACACAAGTTGCTTGAACGAGATACAAAACTTATTAAGTATCTTGCAAAGCATAATCACTTTACTCCATTCTGTCATCCCCAAATCAGCTTGCGTATAAAGTGCCCAATCTTTGTTCGTGCACAGCTTGGTAAGCATCAAGTGGGTCTTGTCATGAACGAAGTCAGCCGTAGATACGTTACGTTTGAACCTGAAATTTATGTTCCTATGTGGCGCGCCGCACCAACTGACGGCGCAAAGCAAGGTAGCAGCGGTGCAATTGAAGATATGGATCTCTGTATTAAGATGCGACAGGAGTATCAAGGTGTCATCAATGAATGTCTTGATCTTTACAACAAACTTTTGGCAGACGGTGTTGCTCCTGAGCAAGCCCGTTCAATCTTGCCACAAGGAACTTATACGGAATTTGTGTGGACTGGTTCTCTCTACGCATTTGCCCGCGTTTATAACCTGAGAATCGACAGTCACGCACAGTGGGAAATTCAAGAATATGCAAAGGCAATCGATAAAATTATTGCTCCACTTTTCCCAGTTTCGTGGCAAACTCTAACAACTAAATAAAGACACCCACCAAAGGAGTCTAAAATATGGCAGAAACTTTATCACCTTTTCAATCGTTTATTTTTATTTCTCGCTACTCTCGTTGGATGCCCGATTACAATCGACGGGAATCGTGGGAGGAATGTGTTGACCGCTGGTGGAAGTACTTTACCGCTAAGGTTCCGCAACTAGCAGAGCGTCCTGATGTAAAGGAAGCAATTCTTAATCTTGAGGTTCTTCCTTCCATGCGCAGTTTGATGACTGCTGGACCTGCATTGGATCATGATAACACTTGCTTGTACAACTGCTCGTACTTGCCAATCGATAGTCTTGATTCATTTGCAGAACTGTTTGTTGTTCTCATGAACGGTACTGGTGTTGGTTATTCTGTTGAACACCAATACACTGACAAGCTCCCACAAGTTGCAAACAAGATTGAAAAGGTCTTTAACATCACTTATGTTGTTGAAGACTCCAAGGAAGGTTGGGGCAATGCAGTTAAGTTTATCATGGATCACCTCTATGCGGGTCGCCATGTTAAGTGGGATCTGTCGAAGATTCGTCCAGCGGGTGCAAGACTGAAGACTTTTGGTGGTCGTGCAAGTGGTCCTGCTCCTCTTGACAATCTGTTCAAGTTCATAGTCAAGGTGTTCTACAACGCACAAGGACGCAGACTCACTGCTTTGGAATGCCACGACATCTGCTGCGCAATTGCAAATGCAGTCATCGTCGGTGGCGTTCGTCGCTCTGCTATGATCTCTCTCAGCGATCTTTCGGATCGTGAGATGGCTCTCTGCAAGAGCGGTGCATGGTGGGAGCAGGCTGGATTCCGTTCCTACGCAAACAACTCTGCTGTTTATCGTGGTCGTCCTCCGATGGGCCAGTTCCTTGAGGAGTGGACTTCACTCTACAACAGCCACAGCGGTGAGCGTGGTATGATCAACCGTAAGGCATTGCAGGAGCAAGCAGCCAAGTGGGGTAGAGACGAGAACTGTGAGTATGGCACAAATCCATGCTCTGAGATCATCCTGAAGCCATTTGAGTTCTGCAATCTCTCAACTGTCGTTGTTCGTCCTGATGACACTGCCGCTTCGCTAAAGAAGAAGATTGAGATTGCCACCATCATCGGTACGGTTCAATCGACCTTCACTGACTTCCCATACCTTCGTCCCGAGTGGAAGAAGAACTGCGAGGAGGAGCGTCTGCTGGGTGTCAGCATGACCGGAATTTATGATAATAAATTGACCAGCGGTCTTGAGGGCAAGCCAAAGTTGGTGCGTCTACTTGAAACTCTCCGTGACCATGCAACGGCAACGAACATGAAGTGGGCAGAGAAGCTTGGCATCAATCCAAGCAAGTCCATCACATGCATCAAGCCAGAGGGAACGACTTCGTGCTTGGTCGATTCGGCATCAGGTCTCCATCCACGTTATGCTGAACACTATTATCGTAGAATTCGTATTGACAAGAAGGATCCAATTTACAATCTTATGAAGGATCAAGGCGTTCCTTGCGAAGATGATGTGATTAATCCTAATAACACAGCGGTCTTTACCTTTGCTATGAAGGCCCCAAGAGGCACAATTACCACGGAAGATCTCCGTGCATTGGATCACTTGGATCTGTGGAAGACTTATCAGGAACATTACTGCCATCACAAGCCATCGATCACCGTCAACTACAAGGATTCTGAGTTCCTTGAAGTCGGTAACTGGCTCTGGGAGAACTTTGATGTCGCAACAGGCATCTCGTTCCTTCCCGGTGGTGACAATCACACATACGCTCAGGCTCCATTTGAGCAAATTGATTCTGCAACATATGCAGCGCACCCGAAGGTTAAAGTTAACTTTAAGGAGCTCTCTAAATATGAGGCAGAAGACAATACTGAGTCGGCAAAGGAATTTGCCTGCAGTGCTGGTGGTTGCCAGATAGTCTGATTCTTCACTCCTCGGTAGCTCAGTAGGTAGATGCGAGAAGCTGTTAACTTCTATGTCGCTGGTTCGATTCC